CTCGTACTTGATATACTATCAATTACGCGATATGAGAAAGGCTTAGGCCTTTCTCTTTTCTTTTGCTGCGCAATAGGCAATACACCATATACTAATAAAATCAGTTTCACTTAATTTAAATTTTATCATGGTTGAACCAATCAAAATTCAAATCGCGTTATCAGATTTATTAGACCTCATCTACGCACATAGCAATCCTGCGATTGCAAGTGCTGTTCTTGATGGCTCTTATGTAAGCCCACTTCAAGATCAAGATCTTGAACCGCGTTATCATAAGCATCATACCATCAAGAAAGATGAGGACACGCAAGACCATTATTCGCTCTTGTTCCAAGGCTATAATAAATGGTCTGATGAGGTGACCTTTAAGAAAGATCACCCCAATGCGTGGTCACGTACCGACACCATGTCTTTGGCAGAATGGCGTGGCGCACGTGACTTTGAGCCTTATGCATTGGCTGCATAATACTCATGAAAGCCCTTCGGGGCTTTCTTTTTTTTGCTTCGCAAATAGATAATACTACATATCCTTGAAAATCAATTATCAAATTTTATGAAAAATTTAACAATCAAGTTTCAGCGTTCTTACCGCAAGGCTGGTAAAACGCCCGGCGCGCCTTCTCGCCTAATCTTCGTATATCTCGTAACTGGCACTGCAGAGCAGATGACCGAGTTCCGTGATATCCAAAGTGCAAATCTGCGTGAAGATGAAAAGGGAAACCCTTTATTCTTCACAAGCAGATATGCAGGCGAGACAGCAATGCTTACGCTTAACCATTCGGGTACTGACTACTACGTAGACAATACCGAGATGGATAAGCAAGCATCACTGGTTGCACAATTCGGCGGTAATCTTGGTCAAGCAATTGCTATGCAAATTGCAGCCCAAGCCACCGGCCGAGTGCAACAGCCCGCCCCCGCTGCGGTACCCGCTGACAAGACACAAGGTCTTGGCACCGTGTAACTACGCGGTACACCCTACTCTTCGGAGTAGGGTTTTTTTTTGCTCTGCAAGTTTTTATATTCTATCTCTTGTCCCTTGTCATTGGTACAATAGTAATCGTATATAATTATATCCGTAGGAAGCCGTAAATGTATACAGGTATATAGGTATTATTGGATTCCTATATATACACCTCTCCCGGGACACAGACACACTTATACACTGATACACAAGACATTAGCGTATATGTATACTTGTATTCCTATTAACGCTCGCGCTTCGCGCTCGCTTTTAATGCTTCGCATTTATTTTAGCTCGCTTCGCTCGCTTTATTCGCTACGCGAATTTTTTAGATACTACTCATCTTCGCTGCGCTCGATGAGTTCGCCGAGTACTGAGTACAGGTGAATCGGGTAAGCGTGAATAGTAATCAATTTATAATCAATTAATTAGGGGCTTATGAGCACACTACAATTGACATTTGCGCGCCAGTATCGCAAGAAACAAACTGGTAAGTTGGTATTCGTGTATAATGTGAAGGGCACTGCCGCACAATTAGATGAGTACCGTGATGCACAGGGTAGTTACCTTGTGGAAGATGAGAAAGGACAACCATTGTTCTTTACATCTCGCTATGTGGGTGAGTCTTGCCCGCTTGTTGCTAACCATAACGGGGACGGTTTCTACGCCGACACCACGGAGATGGACAAGCAAGCTGCGATGGTGCAGCAGTTTGGTGGTAATTTGGGCCAAGCGTTGGCTGCACAGATTGCTGCAAGCGTTGCGGGTAAAGGTGTTGCTACCTCACAAGTGGCAAGTGCACCAGTGTCTAAAGGATTAGGCACAGTTTAATGCTAACTAATTGAGTATCAGTGTGTTTGTGAGTTAATAACACACTGATGCTCTTTCTTATTAGTATTGCAATGTACAATGAAGTGCGACAAATGAACGCGCACTAGATAGCTAAAGGGATTGTAGTACGAGTACTCTTCCCTGTATTAATGCATCATAACTTACTTCACAAGGGTAAGCAGTTATACTATGACTATGGCAATTATATCTTACAAGGTATAGTTTACAGAAATTCTCATAATTCCATACAGGGTCCCTTATAGGGTAATTCCCCAAGGTGGTGAGGCCTAATGTCATATTATAACTGAATGCAGAGTGGTACAATAGAATGTTTAACCCTTTAATACTTATACGTATATGTATATAGGAAGCGAGAAGGCCCAAGAGTTGGGTAACCGGGCTATTGATAACCCGAGTTTATTGGACAGGCTAGATGAAGATACCTTTATCAAGTTTGTTGTGTGTATATCTAAACACGATAAGTCATTAGCCTCAAGGGTATTTGACTTAAAGTATGATAAGATATCAGCCCAAGGTAAAGTTTTATTTTGGGAAGCGGTTGGAATATTAACTAAACACGAAGAGTATGTTTAAGAGAAAATTGTTTTTGTTTACCTACGAGACTAGTAGGGAGAATAGTGTTCACGTATATGGTAGCACTATGGATGATGCCACCAAGAACTTTTGGAAGTTTGCTAATGAGTATGTCAAGACTCCCGGCGTTTCTATGGACATTATTGAGGTTAAGTTAATTGGTGACGTGATTGTACAATTAGCACCAGGATTATGAGTAAGTTGATTTTGTTTTTCTACTTGTTAACCGGGAAGGTTGAGAAGGTAGACGGATTGTATACGATACATACTACTGAGAGTTCTGTTATTGAGTACGCTTGTGAGGGTGAAGTATTAGAGTATATAGAGACTGGTGTCTTTAGATATGATGATAACCTTGCAAAGCCAGGTGAGTTGGAGTAGGTAGGAAGCCGGGGTTTTTGATGATGATTTTCCCCGGCGTTCCTATATTTTTGAAACAATGTTTAACTTAACACCTAATAAAATGGAAAGAAGGTCGTTTGCAATTGGGCTTGCTATAGCCTCAGTAATCTGGATTGGTACAATGTGTATGTATATATATGCACAACCAAGTACAGAGTCTAATGTAGAACCGCATGTGATTTATGGATACCCTCCTCACAGTATCTGTGATACTCTTGTAGTTGGAGATAGTCTCTTACAACACGAGAGAGTAGTTTACTACGAGCGTGGTTATTTTACTTGTCTTCGTGATGCAAACCCAAGAATGTATAACGCCTATATATTAGGAGTATATCAATTAAAGGGTGTTGAAGATTTTAATGTTATTGACAGTGTTGTATCTGATTTGGCTTTTCAATATAAGTTTAGCCCTGATGATCGTGAATACTTATACACATTAATAACTGATTAAGATGACAAGAGAACTTGCTAGAATTAAGACCATACAGAAGTTTACTAACTTACTTGATGGCACGTTGTTACCAGGATATAGTGTGGCTCAAGTAATTAGTTACTATGAGTCACAGCTTCTTGGTGTTCCTACTGATAATATTAGTAGGATAGACGGTATCACCGCCAACTTCATGGAGGATTATATAAATAATCTCGATGATGGTGATCAAATATTGTAAAGCGAAGAATGCATACAGCACTATAAAAATACTTATGGTAAAGTTAAAAACGCATTCTGTATCTTTACAACCCGCTCTTATGTTAGTGAAGGATAGTTCAGCACTATAAAAACTACAATTATAAGGTTAAACAACTATTCTGTTTAACATAAGAGCATTTAGCACATGAAAGAATGAATCAGCACTGTAAAAAAATTACGATGCACGAGACAATAAAAGTCTCAAGGGAAAGGTAGGCCACAACAAGTTAGTTGTTAGGCTCTCTTCATTCTGTTGTATGTGCAAAAGCCAAGTAGCGATACCTGTGGCCTGCCAATCTCATTAATTTGTTTAACCAAAACCTTTTACACAATGGACAATTTTGTCGATGCAATGTTTTCTAATGACGCTTTTACCAATAACGGCGCAGTTACTCATAGTACTGCAGGTAATAGTTGTCTTGACCTGTTCTTTATAGCAGGTGCGAGCCGTTTTATGTCTGAAGAAGATATAATAACTCTTTTTATGCGTGCTTTCCGTGAGGATAAGATTGTCGCTGTAAAGATTTTGTTTTGGGCACGTGATGCTCGTGGTGGTGCAGGTGAGAAGCGTTTCTTCCAAGTAATAATGAAGTACTTGGCTGAAAGATTACCTGAAGTACACGAGCAATTGGCTATACACATTCCGACCTTTGGGTATTGGAAGGATATATTTGTTACTGAATCTCCTAATGATAACAATCTTAATTGGTTGGCTACTCAATTAAAGGAAAATGCTAATGCTAATCTATTAGCCAAGTGGTTCCCTCGCAAGGGTCCTTGGTTTGTAGGTATGCATAAGTATATGGGTATCAGTGCAGGTGTATTCCGCCGTATGCTTACAAGTATGTCTAATACCGTGGAGCAGAAGATGTGTGCTAATGAATGGGAAACTATTTCTTATTCACAAGTACCCTCTGTTGCAGGTAAGAAATATGCACAGGCCTTTACCAAACACGATTATGTAAGATACGCCTCTTATATTAGCGATGTTATGGAAGGTAAGGAGAAGATTAATGCCTCGGTATTATTCCCAAGTGACCTTGTAGCAAAAGTATTTACAGAACACGATGTTCTTGCATACAATGCTATGTGGAAGAATCTTCCTAACTATATGGAAGGTTGCACTGAAAGAATCTTACCTGTTTGCGATGTTAGTGGTAGTATGACGGGACAACCTATGGAAGTATCTATAGGATTGGGCCTCTATATCAGTGAGCGCAATGAAGGTCCTTTCAAGGATGTAGTGTTAACATTTAGTGAGTCACCGCAATTTCATAAGATAAGCGGTATGACATTAAGTGAGAGAGCACATAATCTTAGACAGGCTGATTGGGGTATGAATACAGACTTAACCAAAACATTTACAGTGTTACTAGATCGTGCTGTTGCAGGTAAGGTAGCACAGGAAGATATGCCTACCAAGTTACTGATTATCAGTGATATGGAGTTTGACCAAGCCTGTGGTATTCGTACTAACTTTGATGTTATCAAGGATATGTATGCACACTGCGGTTATGAGATGCCGGGTATAATCTTTTGGAATGTTAACGGACGCCTCGGTAATGTACCTGTTAAGGCTAACACACCAAACACTGCCCTTGTTAGCGGGTATAGTCCAAGTATTATTACAAATATCTTGGGCGGTAAGGACTTGAGTCCTATAAGTGTGATGATGGAAACTATTGGCAATGCGAGATACAACTGTATCAAACTTGACTAATTATATAATCTTAAAAGGGTGCGGGAACTATCTCGTACCCTTTTTATTTCAATAAAGTAAATTTTTAAACTGTTATAAATATGAGCAAGATGCTTATTACAATTGAAGTTAGTATGCAAGATCTTTGGAAGCATACAGCACCGCGTGTTGAGAGAAACAAGAAAAAGTATTATCGTAAACGTAAACACAAGAAAAATGACGACGAGTCTAGAAACGCAAAAGATTACAAAGATTACTCTTATAGAAGATATAAATAAGAGTGTTCTGTTTTTATTTGGGAGAACCATTGATGTACAAGAGTTTGATACATTATATGATTTCTCTGAGTTTGAGCTAGAGTTAACGCTCAAAGAGTTACAAAGTTATATTGATTTTAAAACATCTATAGGATGAGTAAGACAAAGAACACCCCGGAGTTTGAAGCAATGATGCGTGACCAAGAGATGACTGCATCATTTGACTATCAAGAAAAAGAACAATTGATGCAAGATCTTGCTGCACATGAAGCAATAGAGCAAGCATGTGATGAGTACATAGAAGCACAAAAAGTTTTTATGGAGGCTCAGAAAAAGTTTAGTGATGCATTACAGGATTATAAAGACTATAAAGGTGGTCTTACGCCTAATGAAGAGCGTTTAGATGATGCTGTTGCACAGTTAAATGATATGTTTAAGGGCTTTAACCCTAATGACATATGAGAAAGAGTAACGCTTATATCCTAATGTACTTTGTGTTAATCACATTAGTAGCATTAATGACATCTTGTGCTACTACGCACAGTTGTGAAGATAGTTTTAAACCAAAGATCCGTGAGAACTATAATTCTCGCGGAACTAATTGGTGGTAAAATATTACCTCGCGTCACATACTTTTTTCATCGGGAAGGACAACGGTCCTCATTAAAGTTTAATTATTACTGTTAAATACAACGGTGACGCGGGGTAACCCTACCAGCTAGGACATGCTGCTGTTTTTTTTCATAAATATACATTACCCCCGAAGTCCAAGGGGGTATATTTTTTTACAACTAAAACCAACTCAAATGATTACTACTGTAATTACTAATGGTGGTCCACAAAAAGATACTTACCTTAATTTGAAAACACAACCTATTGATAAACAAAGGTTTGCATTCTTTAAGGGTAGTTTATATACGTGGACCGAGGAGACTCGTGCGGAGTCAGATACCCATGTATATTGGGCTGTTAATGTTTGTGATCCTAAATGGAATAAGACAAGCGGACTATATCTTAAAAGAAATAGTGTAGCAGGTTGTACTTATGATAAGGCTACCAAGAAATTCAAGTGGTGGTATGGTAAACACGCTGTTATGGTTATGTCTAATATAGTTACTGATATGTGTAACTATTTTAAGACTGAATGGTTTACTAATACACCGAAAGGTTTAATAGCCAGTACTACTAATGGTACTTTAAGTAAAGTATTGTTAGGTAAGGTTACTAATCCAAGAGACCATATCAAGGCTATTGTCAAGGCTAACCCAACTATGCGTGGTATGAATATCTCTACAGAATTACTGTGGAAGTATTGTAACAATCATTTAGGTTCAAGGATACAGGCTCTTTCTGATATGTTAAGTATAGCCAAAGACCCTAATCATGCTATTGAGTATATGCTTGAAAAGGATTATCTAGACCATCATTTAAGTGACCTAGTTAAGCAGGCTCAAATGCTTAATCGCAAGATAGATTTCAAGTGGTCTAAATCTCGTATAGCCGAAGTTCATATTGAATGGACCAAGGAGATTATGGATATAGAGCAGGAGTATGTTGAGCAAAAGGACTATAACTACATTAATGAGTTACCGGCTAATGGTTCTCTTGAACTTATCACAAATAGTAAAGACCTTTATATAGAAGGTAGAACTATGTCTCATTGTGTATTTACTAACTATGCGGATTCAGTAGAGAACAAGGGATACTTTGTATTTAAGTTTACTGACCGTGATGTACGTGCTACCGTTGGTATTAACAAGTATTGGGACAAGGGTGAGTTTGTAGTTAACCAAATGTATGGTAAGTTTAATGGTGCTATAGACCGCTGTTACCGTGATTATGTGGATGAGTGGGTAGCAAGACCTGATGTACAACAGTGGTTTAAGGATAACTATAAATCTAATGAGTTAGCATCACCACCTGAAATGGTATGGATATAATTTTAAAAAGTGGGGGAGTAATCCCCTGCTTTTATTTTACAATCTTAAAGAAACGATAATGAGTGAACAAGATAAAAGGCCCGTGTTTATGGGTAACTTTGAGCGTTTTAAGAAAGAAACGCAAGTAAAACATGAAGATGTTATGAGACAAGCAAAGAAACTAAATGAAAAAATGACGCTTGCATTAGCTATGGCAACAGTTGCTATTATAACAGCTATTGCAGCTTTAGCTATATAATGCCGATTTTTTTCTAGTAATTATTGTATATTAAAGCAATTTATAGTAAGCAGTTTTACCTTTGATATATATGTATTACCAGCTCCCAAACGGGAAAACAATATGGCTTGACGTTAATGATATTCTTAATCTTACAGATAGGGATATTAGAGAACTCGTCGCCTGTAATGCTGGTGAACATTTATCTAATTCTTGGCATGGTGCTTCTATAAAAACGCAACAAGATGATGAGGAAGACTTTCAAGATGAGGAAGAACAAGAAAATTATTATCAAGAGTTCTTCCCTGATGAGTTTCCTGATATAGCAGATGATGCTATAGACTTTGACAATTTAGAAGACTAAAAACCAATTATTTATGAGTTATCGTGTTATAGTATCCTCTAATGAGGACGGCTCGGTTATTTCTTTGAGTAAGAATAACCCAGTATATGGATACATTCGTGTATCACAAAAGCGTTTAGTTATTAATAGGAAGGGCTGGGTAAATATGAAAGAATTATCCGCACTTGTCCAAGCTGATGTTGAGACGCTTAAGCAATTAGATTGGAAAGCAGGTCAAGAACTTAATGGTCACATTGTGATTAAAGAAAGTGTTGAGCCTTTTTCCCCAGAGAATTCTGATAAAGACCTTAAAGTAGCAGGTGACAGCGATGTTGTTTGTAGCATTAATGGTCAACCAATTTATCGTAAGTGTTTTTATGATCCTACTGCTAATGACGTTGATGTCTTAGTACAGCATGATAATTTGGAAGAAATTCGTAGTGCTATGGCGGCTGCTAAGTTAGCAGAAGCAGACAATTTTAGTTTATAGAGAGGGTAAGTTTACCCTCTTTTTGTATAAAAACCAACTCAAATAAATATGAATAACAAGTACACTTTTGCACAAAAGGTAGTTTACAAAGGTAAGATGCAGTCTTACCAGTTGTACGGTAATCCTGGCCGTAAACAGCAGGTGGTCTATGAAAAAGACGAGTTTAACGCACAGCAGAATTTTCTGTATAAGCGTGTATTATTCGGATTAAGTGTATACTCCGAAGAAGAATTGGCGAAGATGCATTGGGATAAGAAAAAGCGTATCCAAAAGGTGCATAGTCGCGCGCAAAACGTTTTAAATATTTGGAAGCATCAGCTTACTAATCAATGGACAGCAGACCTATTAGGTAACCTCTTTTGGAATAGTAGCTTTGTTAAAGAATATTCTGAAAAATTTGTTAATGATATTGACCCTACGTATATTAGCAATCTAGAATTTAAATCTCTAGGTGTTAGTAAGAAGGAAGTAATTAACAAATTGATAGATGAAAAGGTGTTACCTTATAATTTTTATCAACTAAAATAAACGGCATGAGACTCAGTGATTTAGATAACCGTGAAATTCTATTTATCTACTTTAGCAATAGAAAATGGTTAGATACCTATGAGGATATATTTGAGTATAAGTCAATAGAAGATGTTTTAAACGTTCTTGACTTTGGTCAAATCCGTATTACTCAACCTCTTACTGATGAGGATATCATAAAGATACAGGAATCTGAACATTTTATACTTGCTACTAATATCAATAGGAAACTTGAAGATATAGTAGATATGATTGAAGAAGCGGATAAAGATCTATACGCTGATGTCAAAGGCTGCTTTGAAAAAGCCAAGATTTAATCTATGAAAACAACATTTATAATGAACGGGTCTACAAGACTTGTTCTCACTCCTGAAACGGAGGCTGAAGAGGTTATGTTAAAGCAACTAACCAAGCAAGATAATATTATTACACATGTAGGAGAGGGTAGTCATATTGCCCTTACTTATGGTGGTGATTCAATAATCATTATGCAAAATTCTAATGTTACAACCCAAGCTGAAGAAATGTGATGGGTGCAGTGAAGTAACAACAATCTGGAAGAAAGAAGGTAAGCAAAAGTTTTGTAAGCAATGCTGGAGTAAACAATTTAAGGGTTTATCTAGTACTAAAAAACCAACAGCAAAGAAACCTATGCGCCTTCAATCTTCCAAGATTGTTAAACTTAACGCTGCATATACTATCCTAAGAGAACAATTCTTAAAAAGAAAGCCTCATTGTGAAGCACACTTACCCGGTTGTGCAATCAACGCAACGGACATCCATCACAAAAAAGGCAGGACTGGTACGCTATTCCTAGATGATACCGAGTTTTTAGCAGTGTGTAGAACCTGCCACTCTTGGATAGAAGAGCACCCAAAAGAAGCAAAGTTATTAGACTTTAGTAAATCAAGAGAATCATGATTATAAAATTTGAAGTACTAGATGGGTTTGATAACCTAAGACTAGTAGAACCTACATGGAGAGGAGACAGTAGTGATCTTATATTACCTCATGAGTTAAGTGAGCTTATTCGTAAGGTATATAATGATACAGATGATAAGGTATTAACCTTTGAGATATCTGCTGTACCATTGGAAAATAGCGAGAGGTTTACACTTGAGAGTATCAAGAAAGGATTGCCGGGCGCTATGTATGCTAATAGTACATTAGGTCTACATTATATCTGTGAGCTATTGCTCTTATATGTAGGGCCTGATTACCCACAACACTTTTATATTAAGAAAGTATGAGAAAAGTAATTTTTAGTTTATTTTTTATAGTTGCTTCTTTGTGTTTAAAAGCACAGGGAAATATTCATTATGCACATGCAGTAAGATATAACCATAGCGAAGGCAGTTCATTTAATTGGGCTGAGTCTGTTGCTGTAGATATACCTATTGCTATAATGGATAAGGTTTTAAATATATATACGGAAACACCACAAACATATCGCATTATAGGTGATATGGTAGATGTTGACAATTACAGTAAACAATGGTCTGCTTTAGATGGTAATGATGTAGCGTGTAGTTTAAAACTTGTATCTATTAACGGAAAGTTCTTCTGTTATATTTATTATGCGGACTTAGCTTATTTTTATAGAATAGAAGAGTATGAATAGAGAAGAAATTCAAAAGCAAGCTCTTGATACTCTAAATTCTAATAAACGTGCTGGTATTGCTGTATCTATGGGAGTTGGTAAAACTCTCATAGGTCTACAGCATATTGCTGGTCACTATTATGAAGAGTTAAAAGTATTAGTAGTTGCTCCAAAGAAATCTATATTTAAATCTTGGCTTGAAGAAGCAAAGAAATTTGATATGGAGTATCTTACACCACACATCAAGTTTACCACTTATTTATCTATAGGAAAACAAGATTTGGATTATGATGTCGTGTACTTGGACGAGTGCCATAACTTATTAGAATCACATGAACCTTGGCTATCTCAGTACAAAGGTACTATTGTGGGTCTTACTGGTACACCTCCGCGGATTGCAAAGTCCGAGAAGGGACAAATGGTGGCCAAGTATTGCCCTATTAAATACCGTTACATTACCGATGAGGCAGTGGAACATGGTATTCTAAATGATTATGAAATTATTATACATTTATTAGATTTAGATAGAAGTTTAACTTATAAACAAAAAACTAAAAAAGGTTATTTTCCATCTTCAGAGTTAAAGAACTATAACTACTGGACGGAGAAACTAATGAATGCTAATGGTTTCAAAGAAGAGCAAATACTTAGAGTAATGCGTATGAAATCTATGATGGGTTATCCTAGCAAAGAACGTTATGCTCTAAAGTTATTCAATAAGATAACTGATAAAGTAATTTTGTTTGCTAATACGCAAGAACAAGCAGATAGAATGTGTACCCATAGTTATCACAGCGCTAATAAAGCATCTGAAGAAAATCTTAAACTATTTAAGGATGGTGATATAACCAAATTGAGTTGTGTATTACAGCTTAATGAGGGTGTAAACATACCAAATCTTAAACAAGGTATTATCATGCATGCGTATGGTAATGAGCGTAAGTCAGCACAAAGACTTGGTAGATTGTTAAGATTAAACCCTAATGAAAAAGCAGTTGTTCACATATTATGTTATGATGATACTGTAGATACTACATGGGTGCAGAATGCTTTAGAGCAGTATGATGATTCAAAAATTAAATGGATTAAAGCAAATGAACAGTAATTTACCCGTTGGTGCAGAACAAGATGTTAATGCACCTTGGAATCAAGTAAGTGATTTATGTAGGAATTGTGATCGGGATATTATTAGAGGTATGGCTTATGAGTCAGCACCTGATGAGTCCGATGTTGATGAGCATTTTGAGGCAATGCTTGAAGAAGCAGACATATGCCGTGATTGTTTTAAAGAAGAACAAGCAGATGATGACGATGACTGGTGTAATTGGCGAGACTAAAACTGTTGAACTTGAAGATGTAAAGCTTGACCTGTCCTTTATGGAGGACAGCAAGCTCATCTTGTTCAACGATGACCACAATAGCTTTGATAAAGTTATTATGGCTTTGATTGTATATTGTCAAGTATCTAGTGCTAAGGCAGCTGAAATCACTATGAAAGTTCATAATGATGGTAAAGCTATAGCCAAGTATGGTCCTCGTAAAGACCTGGAAGTTATAGCTGGTATATTTGGTGAACTAGATTTAACCTGTGAAATAGAAGACCCATGAAAGTAGGAGATTATGTAAAAGTAGGAGATAGCGTGCTTTATCTTAACGAGGATATTAGCAAAGATGAATTAAACTTTTTAGAGTTTAAGGCAATTGTTATCTACACAAAAGAGAATCATTTGGATTTTTTTGTGGGTAAGGTATGTAGTTTACTTCAACCTAAGAATGATCCTATAGAACCTGTTATACCAATATTTGTAAAAGATGAAAAGTAAAAGACTAACTGATGAGGATATCATCAAAGAACTAATAGATGTTATGTTTCTCATAGCCGGCCACGATGTAACCTTTGAGGACATTAAGGGCCGTAAGGACCAATGGTACTATGAATGGACCATGACTCCTGAGCAAGAAGAAAAGTGGATGGAGCATATGATAAAGTATTTCCGTAAACACAGAAGTATGACCATTAGGCATGCTCAAACTTCAGCATCCATGTTTAACCTGATGTATGGCCTTAAGGTCAACCGTCCTGAACTAGAGCAAGAGTCTGATTAACATGGACAAGAAGTACAATGCATCACTAGTTAAATGTGATTGCTGCGGGCATCAATGGGTAGCTGTTAGGTTATCTAGACTTATTAAGTTAGAATGTCCTAACTGTAGTACATTAAGATTTTTTGAAGAAATAAAAACTGAATAACTATGGAAAAGAAACAAATTGCGGTTGAATGGTTAGCAAGTTATATTAAAGGAATTACAGATTTGAATTGTAATGAGATAATAGAACAAGCCAAGCAAATGGAGAAGGAGCAGAATGAATATTTCTTCAATTGTGGTAGACAGTATCAATTAACGGGAGAAGGAACATTTAAGCAAGTTCACAACGAAACTTACGGAGGTCAAGATGAGTAAGTATATCCTATGGGCTATAGCCTTTTTATTATTGCTAGATTGTGCAGGTACTATAGCAATGTATCTAGCATGGAAAGACAGACCTCTTGAGAGAGAGGACTACCAAATGTTTAAAGCGGTAGCTATTCCTAAAGATACTGTATATGTAGATCCTAGTACTATAGGTACAACTACAGATCCTACGGATGAGGAATTAAAATAAATGTAGTATATTTGTTAAACTAAAAAACCAATTATGAAATTGCACGGAAAAAGAATTCTCATTGAGAAGCCTATTAAACCTGAGTCTCAGGTATTTTTAACAGCAGAATCTGAAGCTGCTATGGAACAAGAGTGGATGAAGAGCTGGACTAAGCTTAAAGTACATGCTACTGGATCTGAATGTACTAATGTACAACCAGGAGATTTAGTATATGTAGGAAACGCGTTAGCTAACTCTGAGATCATTGACATTGATGGTAGCTTATACTTTCTAGTTAACGAGGCTGCGGTATGCATAACTTGGTAAATACATTAAAGGAACTAACAGTGCAGATGGATAATCTGCGTAATAATAAAACAGTTCCCTATCTTAACCCATACAAGGGTATAGATGATTGTATTGATCTAGTTAACCGTAAAATACGTGAGCTTGAAAGAGAAAAGTCTAATCAAGAAAGTAACTAGAAAGCAATTAAAGATTACTGAATCTGGCCGAAGCACGGACTTTATAGCTCCAAGTTTCGGCCACGGTTGTCTTTATAACTGTAGTTACTGTTATATGAAACGCCACCGTCCTACGGGATTACAGGTGGCAGATAATGTAAATGATGTATTACATGCTATAACTGAGCATTACTCCGATATAGTTTACTCGCCTTGGTATAATAAGAATAAGCCTAACCAAACTGATGATCATGATATAACGTATGATATAGGTAGCAATGAAGATCTTGCTTTACATGCTAAGTACTATGACATAGACCATATTTTTAAAACTGTATATGGTAGAACATATCTTAAATTCTCGTTTGCTACTAAGTATGTAAACTATGATTTACCTAATGTTTTTCATGGTATTAGAATTAGATTTAGTCTTATGCCACAGAAGTATTCGGATGTGCTAGAGCCCGAGACCAGTTCTATTATAGAAAGGATTGAGGCTATAGATAGGTTTATAGATATGGGTTATGAAGTTCACATTAACTTTAGTCCTGTTGTAGTAACAGATACTTGGCTAGATGATTACCGAGATTTGTTTATGCTTGTAGATGAGCATGTCACAAATAAGGATAAGGTAAAGTGTGAGGTTATATTCCTTACTCATAATGAGAAGAAGCATACTTATAACTTATTGAATAATATCTCCGGCGAGGATATGCTATGGACTCCTGAGATTCAGGAAGATAAGATATCTGGTAATGGTGAGAAGAATATTAGGTACAAGCATGTGCTAAAGAGAGAGTATATTAATCAGTTTAAAGCACTGCATGATATACTGATACCTTGGTGTACAATACGTTATATTTTTTAGTATGAAGACACAGTATAGAAACAGGTATGGTGATGTGATCACCTTTGAGAAGAAAGACAATGTAATAGAGATGACTGGATTCAGTGAGCACTACCGTGTAGGTGGTTGGCCTGGTGAAACAGAGATACCTAACTATAAGTTCTCTATGATAGACCCTAGTGGTGGACCATATATTACTGCACAAGCAGAGTGGCATGGTGAAGACATGAGTGGTACTGATATGGGAGATTTTCTATATGACTGGCAAGGTCTTAAAATAGAGTATATTACAGTAGAAGAAGGAGTAGCTAAATTACATTTATGCAATTAACAGAAGAACATTTGGATAGAGTCAAGATTGCTAATCTTGTAGTGTGGTTACAGATGGCTGTGTTTGCAGCAGATGAGACTACTCATATTAAGTGGTTTAATAGGCATAAGACCAAGAATGTTTTAAATAACTTTAATGATATCGTGATTAAAGAACACGGTCCATTACTGAAATCATTCTGGGATATACCTGACCAAATAGACATGGTAGAGATGTCTAATAGATTAAGTAAATTTGCAGCCCTTATAACCGATATGGATTATGAGGAAATGCAAGAAAGTATTGAATTAATAGAAAATTATTTAAAAGAAAAAAGAAATGGTAACACTAATTGATGTTGTTGTATTAACAGGTGCTGGTTTAGTTGGCGGTATCTGTGTAGGATTGCTTATTGGAAATAATAAAATTAAGAATCTTAAAGAAGAAGTAGCTGCGGGAGATAATTCTTATATGAACTTATTAGATAAGTATATGGAATTAAGCAGTTCATATAGAAACCTTATGTTAGCTAAAGCTAAGAATAAGCTTGCTAAGCGTGGACCTGGAAGACCTAAAGGAAGTAAAAATAAAACTAAACAAGATGGCAAACCAACTACCCGTAAGTATACGCGCAAAAGTAGTAAATAAGAACTTAGAGATAGATCCTTTGGGATCTGCTAAGCTTGGCTTATTTATTAAAGGATTGCAAGATGGTGAAAGAGTTATTATCACCTATGAAGTTCAAACTGAAGATGCTAGCTATGCTCAAATTAGCAAAGTACATAAGCATATTCGTGAACTTGCTAATTATACTGGAGACTCATTTGAAGATATGAAGCTTCAAGTTAAGTTACGTGCAGGACTTTGCACTGACACTAACTGTAAGTCATTTTCGGAATGTGATAAAGAAGAGTTATCTATGGCTATTCAGGCGTCGATTGAGATTGGGGAGCTTGTGGGTTTTTCTCTATATTAACACGTTCTCCAGTTTCAATATCAATTTCAATTTCTTCCATTAGACCTTGTTCTTCAGCAAGGTCTTCTAGGAAGATTTGGAATGCCATGACGGTATATATATGATAGGCTAGCGGGGTTTCCTGCTTGCCTTCTTTTATATCCTCCATGATTTGTTTAAAGTGCTCTTTATCTTTGTATTCAAAGTGTTCACCGAGCATTTTATTAAATCTATAATAGAAAATACCGGGTATTTCAGCTTTGATAACTTTACTTTTATCAATGATTTTTACCTTTTGGGTTTTCTTTTCAGACATAACAATTTTATTTGTAACAAACTTATGACTCAAGAAGTTAACATACAAGAAATTAGTCAAAAACTTTATGATAAGGTAAGAGACAAAGGATGGAATAAACTTCGCACTTTTTTATTATCATCTGATATGGATGATATCTTAGAAAAATTAGTGAAAGAAGTTGAGCAAGGTAAACGCTTTACTCCTCCTGTTAAAAGTCTATTTACCGCTTTGGAAAAATGTTCTATAGATAATGTTAGAGTAGTTATTATAGGACAAGATCCCTATCCACAATTAGGTGTTGCGGATGGTATTGCGTTTAGTTGTGGCAATACAGGTAAGATTGAGAAATCATTACAGTATATGCATAGTTCAATTAAGGATACTGTTGATGCGGAATATGTAGGAAGTCCTGATTTGTCCCCTTGGGTGGAGCAGGGTGTACTTATGTTAAACTCAGCATTAACTACAACTATTGGCAAACCAGGTACGCACCAAGAATTATGGCAACCGTTTATGGCCTATCTCCTAGATATATTGACTCATCATAAAGATGGTTTAGTATATGTATTCTTAGGTAAGAAAGCACAAGAATTTGCTGATATGGTACCAGATAGTAATCACAAGATTATGGTATCGCATCCTGCTAGTGCTGCATATAACGGAAGTAAGTGGGATTGTAATGATATGTGGAATAAAATAAACAACTACTTAGATGAAAAAGGAGAAAAACCCATATCCTGGTAGAATTAAGATTAAGATTGTACTTGACCCAAACTTTGGCGAGGTGCAATTTGAAATAGAAGAAACTAATATTAAGAACAAGTGTCTATTTGATGCATTATCCGAGCATGGTATTGAGCTTGAAAGAGCTAAGTATATTGCGCAAGATATGGCCAAGTGTACAAACACTGGTAAGTTTTATCATTTAGAACCAATAGATTATGTAGAATATGGCAGAGAGAGACGTCGTGAAGCTGAGGAACAATATCAGGCAAGATTTGGCCCAGCTAAACTATGACCTTAACATGGTTATTAGTAAGTTCTTTACGAGTATACAAAAAGATTTAAATGATTATGATAAATACATAGGTGATACACATGCTATTGTACCTGGTATAGATGATTTTAAAATTATAGTTGATTTAGCTGAAGAGCTTTATCCTGATGATAAACCTTTTACCGATAATATGAAAATCCGCAAGCAACAAATTATTATTATAAGACAATGTTGTTATCTGATTGGTAATGAACTTGGTTTAAGTTATTCTCATATGGTAAGAGTTCTTAATGACATGCATAAAGAGAAAGTTACACATCATGCTACTATGTTGCATGGTGCTAAAAAAACTCGTATTGCACTAGAAATCAAGGATAAAAGTGTATTACCTATATGGAGTAACCTAATGGCTAAGATGCAAGAAAGAAATTATTCAAAATCATTCGTATCTTTAGAGTCTATAGACAAGCTATGAAAGAACTATTTGACTTCTTAATAACTAAGGGTTTGTCGCCTAATAGTTATTATTTATTGTGGTCCATTTATAATGGTACAGCACCTCAAAATATCAAAGTACCTTTGGAAATAAGAACTGTTACTCAACAAGGGTATATTGATGAAGAGGGTAAACTAACTTCTAAAGGTTTAGAAATTGTAAGATTTAACTCTAAAGTTGTAAGTGCTTTACCAGATGATGCATCAGATAATATTGATAAGTATATTTCTATATTTCCTAAAGGTAAACTACCTAGCGGTAAAGCTGCTAGAGTAAACAAAAAGAATATAGAAGATGCTTATAAATGGTTCTTTAAAAATTATACGTATGATTGGGATACTATCTTACGTGCTACATTTTATTATGTAGAGACGTATGAAAAGACTAATTATATGTATATGAAAAATTCACAGTACTTCATACGCAAGCAAAATACAGATAAGTCCTGGGATTCTGAGCTTGCTAACTACTGTGATATAATTATTAATGGAGATGATGAGCCAGAAACTCCTCATTTCAGTGATAACGTAGTATGATTATAAATTTTTTCACAAAAGAAAAGGCATTATCTTTAATTGTTAGTATCTTTTTTTCAGTACTTAGTTGGTTTATAACCAACACATTAATTATAGAAATAGCTCTGTGGCAGTACTTTCTTATAGAATTACTCTTGCTTTTCCTAAGTTATTTTTATAAATTCGTAGTACAAAAATTACAGATACCTCGTGCCGAATAGGTACGGGGTTTTTTATCCTCAATAAATGACAACAAAGAAAAAAAATACAAGCTGGAATAGCCAGCGGGAAGGATTTCTTGACTCTTTGAAGTACATGAAGGGACGTCAACAAGGCCAAATCAAAAGCTTAAAGACACCCTGGGATAAGTTTAATGACGCAACAACAAGTGGTTTAGAGTGGAACTCAATGACGGTTATAGGCGGAAGACCGGCAAGTGGGAAAACTCTTATTAAAGATCAAATAGTACGTGAAGCTTTTGTCTTGAATAAAGGCGAAAACTTTAGAGTACTGGAATTTCAGTTTGAGATGATAGCACGTACTTCGGCTATCCGTGAATACTCCAGCGTACTTGGTAAACCCTATAAGTACTTATGCAGTGCTGCAGGGACAATTACCGATGATGATCTTCAAAAGTGTTATGATTACGCAAAAGAAAGAGTACAATACCCTATAGATATCGTAGAGGATCCTTGTACAGTTAATGAGTTCAAAGAAATCATTAAGGACTACATGGAATACTATGCTGAATCTGATGAAAATGGGGAAAAAGTATTTACAAAAACAATTGTAACGCTAGACCACTCGCTCTTACTCAAGAAGGCACCCTTTGAGAAAGACAAATATGACACGTTGTATAATTTAGGTGAGGCGCTAACGGAACTTAAACGTAAGTATCCAATAGCGTTTATTATCTTAAGTCAGCTTAATAGGAATATTGATAATCCTGAGCGTAGTGAAGATGGTAAGTATGGTAATTACATACTAGAGTCTGACCTATTTGGAGCTGACGCTTTATTACAGCATGCCGACACATTAGTAGGAATCAACAGGCCTGGGAAACAAAAGATACGCTTATATGGTCCCGATAGATTTATTATCGAGGATGATAAGATTCTTGTAATGCATTTTATCAAGTGCCGTAATGGCGATGCTAGAATGAGTTTCTTTAAAGCCGAGTTTGAAAAAATGAAGATAGTTGAAATTGCTACTCCGCCGCAACAAGAAAGAAAAATTAAATTCTAAGTAACATGTCAATAAGTACAACACCAAAAGCAGACAATGTAAAGGATAAGCTTCAAGACCTTAGACAGTATCATCAACCAACTTTTGATGCGCTAGGTATTCCAGATGCACTTTACATCCCTAAGTTAATTTATCGCCCACAAGGTAAAGATGAAATGCATTTCAGCATGTTTGTCGGCGAGCTTCGTAAAGAACAAGATGTTTATACTGAAGCTGTAAGCCAAGCCAAAGATCCTGAAGATATTAATCGCACCTTGTATGTTTGGCGTTATAATCCACACTGGTTAGAAGAATATGATACCACCGAGCCTATGGCTAATGGTCAAGTAAGATATCTTATTCCAGCTGCTGAATTAGTTAAAGTTAACGTTCCTGGTAAAGAAAGCAAAAAAGCTATTTCTACTAAAGGTAAATCTCCTGCAGCTCCATTAACTATGGACTTTGATGAGATTTTAGATCCTAATAGTGACGCACCATTTGACCAATTAACAATTCGTGATTTGGCCGCATTACTATTAAAGAAGCCTGTTAGTAACAAGAAATGGTTGAATGATTTATTAAAATAACATGGAAATTAAATTGCCGTTAGAAAAAGTTAAGGCTGTATCTCAAAGCCCAAGTAACTTGATTATCTTTTCAAAGCCTAAGACTGGTAAAACAACCTTGTTTGCCAACTTAGAGAATTGCCTTATTCTGGATTTAGAAAATGGTGCCGATTATATTGACGCTATTAAGATTAAAGCAAGTTCAGTTGAAGAAATCAAGCATATTGGTAAAGCTATTAAAGATGCTGGTAACCCATATCAATACGTTGCTGTAGATACTATTACAGCGTTAGAGGAGATGTGTGTTCCTTATGCCGAAGAACTTTATTCTAGAACACCTATGGGTAAAAACTGGTTCACATCAGGTAAGGCACAATATGGTACTATTCTTAGTTTACCAAACGGTGCTGGTTATCCATATCTTAGAGAAGCTTTTACAAAGGTTGTTGATTATATCAAGACCTGGGCTCCTAGAACAATATTGGTAGGACACGTAAAAGATACCCTTCTTGAGAAAAACGGTTCCGAGTTTAACTCTTTAGACTTGGATTTAACCGGTAAACTAAAGAGAATATCTTGTTCTAATTCTGATGCTATAGGTTATCTATACCGAAAAGGCAAAACTAATATCTTAAGTTTTAAAACTTCTGATGAAATTGCCTGCGGTGCAAGACCTGAGCACTTGAGAAATCAAGAGTTTGTAGTATCTGAATTAACAGATGAAAACGTAATTAACGTAGATTGGAGTAAAATTTATATCGATTAACCCTAAGTAAAATGATAAGTACAAAAGATGTAGTAAGTACAACTGGTGGATCCAGTGTACCTAAAGTAATTCAACCAGGTAATGAAACATGTACAGTGTTGAACATTAAGCTAGAACCAGCTCGCTTTAAAGAAGGTGGTTATGATATTATTCTTAACGTTGAAGGTCCAGCAATGGGCGATGACTTTGAAGGCTTTTGGATTAACAAAGACAACCAATCTTTGGGACGCCATTTAGGTCAAGTAGGTCGCATTCGTGCAAGTGAGTATCCTTATGCTGATGGTACTACTAAAAGTGGTATTGAGGTAAGTCGTGATAAAGAGCTTCTACGTTTCTTGCAATCTTTTTGTAAGGAAACTAAATCTCTTGAATGGTTTGTGCAGCAAGATAACAAGCATGAAACTATTGAATCTTTATTTGAGGCTTTCAACAATGATAAGCCATTCGCAGGTAAAGAAATTCGCATGTGTGTTGCGGGTAAAGAGTATGTGAATAAAGAAGGTTATACTAACTATGATTTATTCTTGCCTAAGTATTCTCGTGGTCAAGTACCATTTGAGTCTGCTAGTATTGAAGAAAATTCTAGTAAAGTTGTAACTTTTGATGAGCAAATCCACGTTAAGAAACGTAAAGTTGAAAGCGTAAGCTCATTTGGTGATGATCAGCCTGCAGCTCCAAAAGCTACAGGTGACTTTGAACTATAATATCAATTGAATATAGAGGGGAGTGTAATGCTCCCCTTTTTATTCTTAATACATTTAACATGATTAGTACAAAATTACAAGCTACAACTGCTAATAGCATTCCATCTTATTGGGTGTTTGAACATTTTTGCAAATTAGATACTAAACTTGTTGGTCAAAATATCAAGATTAAATCTCCTTTTAATCCAGCGGAGACTAATCCTAGCTTTTGTATATATGTAAGAGGCAATAAATATTGCTTCAAAGATTTCTCTACAGATAATGGGGGTAATCATATTGAGTTTGTAAAACTTGTTTATAATTGCGATGCTATGCAGGCTGCAACAATTATGCTTGAGGAGTACAACAAAACTATTGGATTAGATGATGAAAGGTTTATTGAACCTGAGGGTCGCTATGAGGTAACTAGCTATCAAGAAAGAAAATGGACTAATCTAGACGCAGAATATTGGACGCAATTTAAGATTGATTCTAATACTCTTAACCATTATGATGTAAGACCTATTGAGTCTTATATTATGGAGAAAGAGAATGCTCCAGATGTTACTATGAAAAGTGCATATTTCTATGGTTACTTTAGAAGTAGCGGCGAGTTGTATAAAATTTATCAGCCAAAAAATAAAGAGAACAAGTTTATAAAGGTTAATGGTTATATCCAGGGTACTGATCAATTAAAATTTGATAAACCTAATCTTATAATCTGCAGCTCTCTTAAAGATATTATGGCATTAAGCAAGTTTGGCTATAATGCTGAATTTGTAGCGCCGGATAGCGAAAATACAATGATTCCTAGCGGGTCAATTGCAATGTATAAAGATCGTTATAAGGCAATATGTACTCTATTTGATTATGATGAAGCGGGTATAAGATCTGCAGATAAGTATAAAAAACTATATGGGATAAATAAAGTTATTCTACCTATGTCTAAAGACTTATCCGATTCTGTACGTGATTTTGGTATTCAAAAGGTACATGAAGAATTATTTCCTTTATTAAAAGAAGCATTAAAAAAATAAAATTATGGGAATTTCATATGAAATGGAAGTAGAAGAAACTTGTCGCCCTTTAACTAGACATGAACGTCTTCGTGAGATAGTTGGAAAGTATTGTCTACCTGACCAAGCTGATAAGGTAATCCTTACAGTGTTAGCTGATGTTCAGGGTTATGATGAAGGAGATACACATCGCAATGTTAATGTTACAATTAAAGAACTTGCAGAAAGTAACTTAGGTATATAAGTATGAGCTGGATCTACCAATTAAAAGAATTCACCGAGGACATGATTCCTGATGGTGCTGTAGGATTTGTATACCAAATGGATGTTATCATAGATGGTGAACGCAAATCCTACATTGGCAAGAAGAACTTCTTTGCGGATGTTAAGACAAAGCTTTCTAAGAAGGCTATGCCTACTGACAAACGCAAGAAGACTTACAAGCGTGTAAGAAAAACTGTATATCAAAACTACTATAGTAGTAATGAAACACTTAAGGCAGCTCATAAAGCTGGAGCAGCTATTAGGAGAACCATCCTAAAGATATGCTACTCTAAGACAGAGCTCTCTTATCAAGAGGTTAAATACCAATTTATGTGCGAGGTACTAGAAAAAGATTTCTGGTTAAACGCTAATATCTTAGGTAGGTTTTATAAACAAAAGTAACATGGCAAGTACTAAAATAGCAGCGCTAATGTCTCGTCTAAGAGACTTAGATATTCAGCGTGTAGAAATAAGATATGATGGCTCTGGAGATTCTGGATCCATAGAAGATGTAGAATTTTATAGAGAAAAGTGGGAAACTATAGATGACGTAGCTGAAGATTTACGTGGACTATGTGAAGATTTAGGTTATCATATATTAAATAACCACTATAACTGGGACTGGTATAATAATGATGGTGGATATGGTACCGTTATCATAACACCTGATACAGACAATATTACCATTGATGGTTATGTTAGAAGTGTTACCGAGGCAGATGAATTGGTATCTTTAGAGAACATAGAATTCTAATGGCCCATCCATATGACCATGCCCGTAGCTCCATTAAGAAATGGGGCGGGGAGATTGGAGATTACTTACCTATTCATGAGTGGTTTGATGAAACTAAAGGATGGCTAGGAGATAGTCGCCACAGATTATTCAGACATCATAGTGAAGGTATCTTCCAATGTGAAGAAATATTTGGTATCTATATTACTAACTCAGCCGGTAAAAAGGTTATGGTAAGATATATAGGTGAGCAACATGTAAAAGAAGATTGCAATGGTTATATACCAAGTGCAAAGGAGTGGATTACTAATTTAGACAAGCCACCTATGTGGATGTTAAAAACTCAAAAGATAAATGACTGAAGTACATAAACTTACGGAACAAAACTATTTTAATTTGCTAGACATGATTAACTCATCTGATAATGAGAATCATACTATTGCAAAGGCTTTGATATCTAATCTGGATGTTAAAGAGAACCTTGTATATTTAATCTTATTGTATAAAGAGTTACCTTCTGGTAATACGCGTAAGCAATTCTTTGATGAAAAAGTAATAGAAGATCTTAAGTTATACTTTGAAGTAGACTTGGGTTATACGCATGTAGATTGGGATAACATAATAAAGTATTTTTCTGCACCTAATGAGGACCCGTTACATCTAGGATTCTGCCTTAGCAGATTCTCACATGATTTAACTAGCAGATTAAATGATGCAGGGTTTGCCTTTATCAATAATTATAAAATTAATCTAGTGCCTAAACATGGATAAACATGAAAGCCTAGCCAAGACCGGTAAAGAACTAATGCTAAAGGAGCCCTTCTATGGGCTCTTTCTCATTGGTCTAAACAAGGTATGGCAAAAGAGAGTTCCTACCGCAGGTGTGAGTAAGAACAATATTAATTATCAGCTAACGATAAATGAAGATTTCTGGAATAGCCTGAGCTCTGACCACAAGCTTGGTCTACTAAAGCATGAGCTTTTGCACATTGCATTCTTCCATTTAACTATGCATGATAACTTTGCAGATAAGCGCCTAGCTAACATAGCTATGGACTTGGAGATTAATCAGTACATAGATCCACAGTATCTTCCTGAAGGTGGTTGTACTATAGATAGTGATGCATTTAAACAATACAACTTACCTGTTAAAGCTGGTTGTAGAGAGTATTATGATATTCTATCTAAAGAAAGAGATAAGCAAGAGCAACAAGGTGGTGGTAAAAGCAAACTTCAAAAGATTCTAGAAGCTATGGCTAAAGGAGATAGTCACGATGAAGATGGTGACCCAGTTCCTGATCATAGCACATGGCAAGACTTTGAAGACATGCCTGAAGCTGAAAAGAAGCTTATGGAAAAGCAATTAGAGCATATCCTTAAGGAAGTAGCACAACAAGTTAAAGGTCGTGGTACTGTACCTGGAGAGATGCAAGGATTGCTTGATAAGATTAATAGTAAGGAGCCGCCAAAGTTTGACTGGCGTGGTTATCTTAGAAGATTTGCTGGGGGTTCCCAGAAAGTGTATACCAAAAAGCTTAGAAGAAAACACAATAAGCGTTTTGAAGAGATGGCAGGTTTAAAGATTAAACCAAGAAAACATATTCTTGTTGCCATAGATACTAGTGGTTCAGTATCAGATGATGAGCTTCGTGAGTTCTTCCATGAAATAGACCACATTAATAAGACCGGTGCTGAAATTACTGTTGTACAATGTGATACACAGATTAACAGCGTTAAGAAGTATAGCGCCGGTGATACTGTAGAAATTTTTGGTAGAGGTGGGACCGAGTTTGATCCCGTAATTGAGTATTATAACCAACATGTTAGAAACTATAGTTGTATGGTATATCTAACTGATGGTGAATGCTATTGTAATGTAAAGCCAAGAGGTAAAATGTTGTGGGTAATTTCTTCTAGATCAGAGATGAATGAAGGATTACCAGGACCAAAGATCAAGTTAAATTAATAAGTAAAAGAAAATGAGCAATCAAGTAAATCTTAACACAGACGAGTTAAAAACATTTGTAAATCACATTGTAAATAACAACCGCTATCTTCAAGAGAACGGTAAAATCCCTGTAGCAATTGCTGTAGAGGGTGAGGCCGGTATCGGTAAGACAAGTACTATATTGGAGATAGGTCAAGACCTAGGTCTTAATGTAGTTAAGATTAATCTTTCTCAGATCGAGGAGATTGGTGACTTGACTGGTTTTCCAGTTAAGGAATTTGAAGTAGTTAAAACTGCAGAAGATGGCGCTAAGGTATCTAAGTGGGTACCTGAGAATGTAATGCCAATGTATATTCAAAACAAGTATGTACCTAGTGGAGAGAAGCGCATGACGCATGCTACTCCAGAGTGGATTCAAGGTAAAGAAGAAGGTGGTATCTTAATTCTCGATGACTATACTCGTGCAGATAGCAGATTCTTGCAGGCGTGTATGGAGTTGATTGACCGCCAAACTTATATCTCTTGGAAGCTACCAAAGGACTGGCACATCATCTTGACTACTAACCCAGATAATGGTGACTATAATGTTACTAGTATTGACGTTGCTCAAAAGACTCGTTTCATCACTACTTATCTTAAGTTTGATGCAGAGTGCTGGGCACGTTGGGCAGAGCAAAATGATATTGACTCTCGTTGTATTAACTTCTTGTTGATGCACCCTGAGACGGTAACACAAAAGACTAATGCTCGTAGTATTACCACTTTCTTTAACTCTATCTCTAGTGTAGAGAACTTTGAGGAAAGCTTACCGCTAATCCAAATGATTGGTGAGGGTAGTGTAGGTGGCGAGTTCGCTACTCTATTTACTACATTCATCCACAACAAGTTGGACAAGATGGTATCTCCTAAAGACATGTTGACTAACGCAAGTTGGGAATATGTTAAAGGACAAATGGGTAGTGCTATGGGTAAAGTAGCAGATGATGGGTACCGTGCAGACATTGCTAGTGTACTTGCACACCGTCTAATTAACTTTACTGTAGTTTATTCTGAGAAGAATACTGTAGACCAAAAGATCTTGGATCGCATCACTAACTTTATTACTGACAAGGACATCTTTAACAATGACCTTAAGTATGCAATCATTAAAGGTATTGTGAATGGTAATAAGGCTAAGTTCACTAAGCTTATGATGAATCCAGAAATTGCTAAAATTGCTGTAAAATAATGAGAGGTAACCTTCTTAATAACAATGTTACTCCTGAGATGCTTGCACAACTCCCCTTCATTGAGGGGGAGTTGCAAGTTGTCATGGCTAGGGGTAAGAAGGTAGGGAATATATACAAGCTATATAGCCTTACTAAAGAAAATATGGAGAAAGCTAAAAAGCTTTTGGCCGGGGATCTAATGCCTACTCTACCAAAAAAGAGTAGAGTTTATATATTACCCAATTGTATATATACTCAAGTGCAAATCAGAGAGTTATGTAAGTTTCATGGGTTTACGATTACTCATGATATATCTAGGGCAGACTTATTTGTGGGTAATAAAAATACCATTCTTGCTGGAATGGATAACCATGAGTTTCCTGATGCACTTGGCAGTCTAGAGACTAGACTGCATAAGTATGAAATGAAAGATGACTTTGCTAAAGCAGCATTCACTACAAGGTATCCAGATTTTCTAGAGCCTGCTACTGATACCAATGCAGATGTGTATTTTAGCCGTCAGTATTATAATAATATAGACGCTTGGTCTACCTTATACGGTACTGATGATTACTATACGTTAATTAGTGGAGAAGCTGTAGAAGTTTTACATAGAATACTTTCTGGTAAAGTCCCTGTTGTAAATGAGGATAACATCTTTAATTCTATTGAGCGTCTAGTTATAGATGAAGAAATGTATAATACCCTAGGCATGATGTTTAATGCATCTATGGATGATAAGAAGATTGCTTGTGAGTTACTCTTTAATGCTGACTATAATAAGTCTTACTATAACATTTATAAGTTAATTAAGAATCATTACTATACTGTAGACGGCTACATGACTCGAAATAATAGGGAGATACTTTCTAGAACATTTCCACTTAGAGACATCTATAACTCAGACTTTAAAAGAGATTTGGATAGAATCTATACAGCGGGGTATCTTACCGAAGAAATATACTTTGATATTTTATATCACCAAGCAACTCAGGATACCAAGAACATACATGATTCTCTAGGTAGACTCCAAGACTTCTTTGCTGTAGACCTGTTTGTGAAAAAGAGTTATGAAGAATTCATAGAATCTAAAAAACCAAAAGTAAATGAAGAAAATGCTAAAGGTGTTGCATCTAACACACCATTCTAATATTGACCAATTTAAGGTAGAAGAGACATATGTCTTGCCAGATGAATCTGGAAACATTATAAGAGGCTGGGGACATCAAATACCAGCTAATATTGTAGATAAAACTAAAGAGTTAGATATTAACTCAATTAAGACTATATACTTTGCTCCCAAAGTAAATGTACCTAGAGAAAGAGTAAGACCTTTCTTGGAAGAAAAAGGTATTAAGATTATTAGAGATGCGGCTAAAGCTGATGCAATTGTTGTATCCGATGATACTTATGACTATAACATTGATCGCTGGTGGGGTAATGTATGTAGTACAACATCTGTATTAAAATTCTTAAAGACTTTTAATGGTGCTATAAATACTAACCAAATTATAGCTCAGATTGAAGCATATGTGAATGCAAGTGTGCTTGATTCTAACAAGGTAATCTTTGACATTAATTCTTTAAATGTTCCTTACCAAAAACATAACCCTAACTGTGTTACACAAAGATCATCGTGGGGTACAAGTAGAAGTACTTTAAGCTATAATGATTTTGGTGGAGATAGAAATGCTGACCAAAGAGGTCACATATCTCAGGTTAAAGATTATTGTATCTATGACCCTGTATATACTTCTAGATGCTATGACCAAACAGCAATTCTTAAGCACCTTGGTGAGAATGTTATAGATAAAGAATCATACGAGAGTCTTAAAACCATGTTCCAAAGTACTGATAAGAGTAATCATCTTATTGCTATGACTATTATGGCTAATGCTAACTATGAGCAAAGCTTTATGTACTTAGCATTCTTGCTAGAGGAGTTTGGCCGTCACCAGATCTATAACCATACTTATAGAAATACTGTAGGCTTTAAGTCTTTAACTAAGTGGATAGGGTATAGTAAATATCGTTTTGATAAAGATGCTATCCTAGAGATAAGTTTAGAGAAGAAGTTACTTACACATGAACTATTGGCTATTGCTAAGGAGTATTACCTCCAAGGAGCAAGTGCATTTAGTTCTCACTTTGAGGTAGCAGATATTAAGTTAAATGCTGAGACTCAAGAGAAGATTGATAAATACTTTAAAGAAAAAGAGAATGGTAACAGACTTCCAAGCGGAGGAGAACTTCTACAAGAAGAAGTATCACTTTAGTTATTCGGGCTTAAACAAGTTATTGTTTAGTCCTAGATCATTTTATAATCATTACATCTTAAACCAAAGAGAGGACAAGATGGAGCAGCACCTAATTGAGGGTACGCTGCTTCACTGTCTTCTCCTAGAGGAGGATAAGTTTAATGAGAAATTTGTGTTATCTCCTAACAAGCTACCTGGGGACAGCGCTAAGAAAGTTCTTGACAAAGTATTCACTAGAGCCTTAATTGATGGCTATACTGAGTTATCTTTGGAAGACCTTTCTAGTGATATCATAATGGTATTGCAAGAAATAAATCTTCATCAAAGTCTTAAGACTGATGAACAACGTGTAGAGAAAATGATAACTGAGGAAAACAAAAGTTATTATGACTTTCTACGCACTAAGGGTGACAAGCTTGTCATTGACAACGAGACCCTGGACAAAGTAAAGATATCTGTAGATGAAGTAAAAGGTAATAGTAAAGCTTGGAGCTTGCTTGGTATCGGTAACCCGGATACAAAAAGTGAGGTGCCACTCCAGACTGATTTGCTTAACTATAACTTTGGACTTAAAGGTATAGTAGATAACATCCGTGTAGCCCACGATGAAAAAACTATCTACATCAATGACCTGAAAACTACAGGTAAAATGATTCAGGATTTTCCTGAAACAGTAGAGTATTACAAGTACTGGTTGCAAGCTGCAGTGTACTGTAAATTAGTAAGAGCAAATAACCAAGAGTTAAATCCAGAGTTAAGTGATTACAAGATTAAGTTTCATTTCGTAGTGGTTGATAAGATTAACCAGTGTTACGCATTTGAAGTTAGTAAAGTAACACTTAACAAGTGGTTAGATGATCTAGACGATGTGTTAAAAATTGCGGCGTATCATTATGATTCCCGTAATTATGACTTACCTTATATGTATAAGGAAGGTAATGTAATCTTGTAAAACAATCATCCCAATGATTAATAAATTGTATACTGATCATTTCCAAAAGTCACGTGCATTTTTGTACCCACTTTTAGGAATAAGAAGAGGTGCTATTATAACTCCTATGGAGACTTATGTCGCATGGGAAGATGAGTTTCTTGCAGAAGATAGGAAACTTATATTAACGTATCACCTAAGGGAAGATAAAGAGTTCTCAGATTTTGAGAAGTCTAAATTACTTGATAATAGTTTGTTGTGTGACTTTAGAGAAACAAACCATAAAGTTGGTGTATATATCTTCGACTATGAAGGTTTTGCCAATGATTGGGATTGTTTCCTTAAAGGTCATTACTCTAAGATGTCTGCTCCTGTTAAACGCAGGATACTAGATTTCTTTAAAAACAATCACAGTAATTATAAATACTTAGAAAGTTATCTATACCCTGAAAAGTATTTTAAAACTTATGCAGAACTACTTGATGTACCTATTGAAGTACTACAAGAAGTTGGTGAGCTTGCTAGTCCACCAGATATTGCTAAAGAAACTTTACGCCTAAAGGCTGAAGAACTAATTAATTTTAATATTTTTGAAAAAAAGTAATTTATGAATAACATGATGCTGATCTCCGCTGGTACTAAAGAAGGAGATAAAACTTTTAAAATGATTCCACTAACTGAGGAATGTGCTTATGTAGAGGGTATTTTCTATCCTGGAAATAATATCTTAGCACTTATTGGTGTAAACAAAAAGGATATTTTCCACATGATGCCTAAGTTAGATCCTAATGGTGATCCTGAATTCCGTAAGACTCCGTCTAAAGATGGTGTACCGGTTAAACAAGAGCGCCGTACTATTGAAACTTATCAAGAGTATTATTTGGAAGACCGTGCTGACATTGATGCATTTGTTAAACATTTTGCTATTAATGCAAATACGTTTGACTATGGTCAATACTTCAAAGAAGAACCTGCAGCATAAATGAGAGGGGGAGAAATCCCCCTTTCTTAACTTTATATGGGGGGACAGCTTAACTGAACAAATGTATATGAGACACTGGGTCATGGATTATGAAACCTTAACAAATTGTTTTGTTGCGGTATTCATACACTATAAAGAAGAAGAGCAAAGAGTATTTACAATACATAAATCTAAGAATGATTTTTATGCTCTGTGGAATTTCCTACATACATGCAAAGAAGATAATGAATGGCATGTATCATTTAATGGTTTAGCATTTGACTCCCAAATCACTGAGTATATCCTTAAGCAAGGAGAACAACTTATTGATTTACCTGGGGAAGAAATAGCTAAGGCTATCTATAGGAAAGCCCAAAATGTAATTGAACGTAGTAATAATAATGAGTTCTCGGAGTATCCTGAGTGGAAATTATCTATTCCACAAATTGATTTATATAAACTAAATCACTGGGATAACAACGCTAAAAGATCTAGCCTCAAGTGGATTGAGTATTCAATGGATTGGCATAACGTACAAGAGATGCCTATACATCATACTACAGTTATTGAAACACAAGATCAAATAGATAGTATTATATCTTATTGTATTAATGACGTACTAGCAACTAAAAAAATCTTGCATATTAGCAAAGAGCAGATTGCTTTACGGAAGAGTCTTACTGAAGAGTATAATGTTAATTTATATAGCGCATCTGAGCCGAGAATTTCTAAAGAGCTATTTGCTTTATTCTTATGTGAATCGCTTGGTATGAAAAAAGCCGAGCTTAAATCACTAAGAACAAGAAGAGGAACAATTGCTGTTAAAGATATCATATTAGATTATGTAAAGTTTAATCGTAAGGAATTCCAAAATCTTCTTGAAAAGTTTAAAAGCCTTAACATTGATGCGAGCAATACCAAAGGTGCCTTCAAGTATACAATGACCCACAAAGGGGTTAAAACAGATTTTGGTTTTGGTGGTGTTCACGGTGCTACAAAAGCGGGTGTTTACAAAAGCCAAGATGGTATGATAATAATGACGTCTGACGTTACTAGTTTTTATCCCAACCTTGCTATCCGTAATAAGTGGTCGCCAGCACATTTACCAAAAAAGATTTTTTGTGATCAATATGAGTGGTTCTTTGAAGAAAGAAAGAAGATACCCAAGAAAGATCCAAAGAACTATGTATATAAGATTATTCTTAATAGTACTTATGGTTTAAGTAATGATGAGAATAGCTTCCTATATGATCCTGAGTTTACTATGCGCATTACTATGAATGGTCAATTAAGTTTGATGATGTTATATGAAATGTTGTCTGAGGGTATTCCAGGTAGTATTCCGATTATGCAAAATACAGATGGTCTTGAGATGATGATTCCTGAAACTTATAAGGAAAAGTATTTAGAGATCTGCGAAGAGTGGGAAAAGATAACCCAACTTCAGCTAGAGCATGATCAATATGATAAGCTTATACTTGGTGATGTAAATAATTATATTGCAGTCTTTAGTGCTAAAGAGGTATCTATAGAAGACTGGGAAGTGTTGAAGAAAAAGTATCCGCATTATGTTTTTAAACAGGACGGCGGAAAGTATTTCTATCAAGCTACTAAGTGTAAAGGTAGATTTGAGTTTACAGACCTAGCCTTACATAAGAATAAAAGCTTCCTAGTAATACCAAAAGGTATTTATAATTATTTTGTACACGATGTTGTTCCTGAACAGTATATAAAAACCAATAGAAATATATTTGATTTCTGTGCCGGTGCCAAGATAAAAGGCGATTGGTATTTTATAGAGACATGCTTTAGGAATAATCAAAGGTATGATACTGAGTTACAGCATATTGTAAGATACTATATATCTAATAGAGGTTGTAAGATAATCAAGCATAACAAAATAGATAAGCGCCAAATCCAGCTTGAGTCTGGTAAATGGATGCAAACTGTTTATAATGTACATGAAGACAAACCTTGGAGCTCTTATGGTATTAATGAAGAATATTATCTTCAGAATATCTATAAAGAAATAGAGCACATTACAAAAGCAAAGCAAAATTCACAATTAAGTTTATTTTAAAATGAGTAAAAGAATTCCAACGGGTATTACCCGCGAGTATTTGGAGTCTGTAGCCCTGCCTAACCACGGTGGGCGCTACACTCCTATTAGCCACAAGTCTATTATAGATAAAGTTCATGAAGAACTTGCTACTCGTGGCTTTAATGTAGAATCAGAACTATACCGCGCAAGTATTGGCGGTAATGTTGCAAACGGGATGTATATCCTAGACCAAGGATCTGATCCTGATATGAAGATGATGTTTGTATGGGGTAACTCATATGACAAGTCTATGAGATTTAAGTGTGGTGTTGGTGTGTACATACCAAAAACTGGTAACTATATCTTTGCCGGTAACATTTCCAGTTATGCTAGAAAGCACACGGGTAAGGCTGATGAAGAAGCTATTGCTATGATTCAGACTCAACTTAACCAAGCTAATGCTCATTATACTGAGCTACTTGCGTCAAGAGACATGCTTGTAAATCATAAAGCTACAGTACGTACATATTCTGAATTAGTAGGACGTATGTTTATTGAGAAAAATTGTCTTAATAAGGAGCAAGCATCTGCGGTAAGAGATCGCATTGTAAATGAAGTTGCACTATTGGACAACTTAGAGTGGGATAATGCATGGAATTTCTACAACTCTGTAGCTACATCTTTGCGTATGTCACACCCTAAGAATTGGTTTGAGGACCAGTCTACATGCCATGATCTTATCAATGGTTATTTTAATCTAGTGGAGCTAACAAAACTCGGTGAAGAGTTAGAAGAGCGTGTTCTACAAGATTCTGTACATGAGGATGTACAAGATGTTGTACAAGAACCTACTAACCAACTGAATATTTTTGATGTTATTGAGGAAGTAGAGGTGGCACCTAAATTAACGTCTCCTACAGATGTTATTGTTGATGAAATTCCAGAAGAATTCTTTACCTTTGAAGAACCTGAAACAACAACATTTGAATTACCTGATCTATGACAAGAGAAGAGTTTACTAAAAGAGTTGAAAAGCGTATTGATCTAGTACGCCAGACTCTATTAACTAAGCATAAAGAGTACGCTAAAGACGATAATGTATTCAGAAACTTTGATGAAGCTGCGGGGGGATTTTCCCTCCACAGCACATCAGCTGAAGTTCTCTGGAGCTACATGACTAAGCACTTGGTTTCTATTAAAGATATAGTCTCTGACAATGTACCTGTTAACAATGCTGTAGTATCTGAGAAGATTGGAGATGTAATAAACTATCTTATCTTACTAGAGGCTATGCTAAATGAGAAATGTGAAAGACACTGTAAGCTTAAAGAAGCATATGATAAATACAAGCTCTATAATAAAGAGTCTGTAGATAGATTATCAATGTGGACTAGTGACTACACTAAGAACACTGATATGCTAGGTCTTGTTAAAATGACCTCTAATGATATAGATAAGGTAAAGTATAATACTAACGGAGATAAAGGATATTGATGAAGAAGTTTATAGATATGGTAGCGGAGTTCCATACCGCGTTTAACATGCCTGACCCACAAGATTACAAACAACTAACACAAGAACAATATGAGTTACGT